ATCTTTTGGGCCAGTTATATAACTTTTTAAACTGGTCTCAAGATGGCTCAAAAATCATGTAAGATTGATCGAGCGGGTTTAAGTGAGTTCGTCCAGGAGCTGGTCGCCAACGGCGTGACCACCCGGGCCAAAGTTGCGCAAAAAATTCGAGACCACCATCCTTCCCTTACCATATCCGAGGCCACTGTCGGCCGGTATCTTAATAAACTCAAAGCCTCCGCCGGATCCAAAGCCTTTCAAATTATTTCCGACCATGTGGATAAAGTGGTTCCCGAGGACCTTAAGGCGTTGGAAGCCATGGAATCATTGGCCTATCGATGGGCCATGGAAGCGGCCAAACCACAAGCCCAGCGCCTGGCGGATGCGACGGTCGCGATCGACGATGAAATGGAAGAATGGATCTCTCTCTTCCGGAACGTGGATGACCGGACCAAACTTATTAAGCAAATTATTTTAAAATGCCTGGGATATGTCCAGGAGGATGCCCGGGAGCAAGCCGCGCGTTTGGCGGCGATGAACGCGGCCGTTAAAATTATCTCATTAAAATTAGACAAAGCCGGATTGCTGGATAACGAGGCCAAGGGTCGGATCATCATCATGACCAAACCGCCCGAGGCCGAGACAGACCCGGGCAAACCCGACGGGCGTATCCGGCTGGTCCATCACCGGATCGGTGAGACATCATGACATCGGCCGCCCAGCAGATTAATAAAAACGATCTGGTGTTTGATCCGTCCCCCACCCAGGATGCGTTTGTCAACTCCGATGCGAATATCGTGATGCTGGTCGGACCCATGGGCGAGGGCAAAACCTATGCCGGTGTGTTCGGGATGATCCGCCACGCGGCGCGGTGCGGCAAGAATATCCGTGGCGCCCTGATCCGCGACACCCTCCAAAATATCAAGATTTCCACAGCCCCGGACATCCAAGAGATTTTAGGGCCGTTTGTGGAATTTAAAGATGATTTTAAAAAAATGATTATCCACAGCTCTCCCAAAGTAGAAGTGGATTGTTTCGGGATTGACGATCCCGGTGCCTTATCTAAGCTCCAAGGCCCGCAATACGCGGTGATCTGGCTGGAAGAGCCGGCCCCTATTGCGAACAAGGCCAATGCGGGTTTGCCGCGCGGGGTGTTTAATATGTCCATCGCGCGGGCGGCTCGCCAAACAGGCACTCTTTTGCGTGTCCAGGTGACACAAAACCCGGCGGATGAAGACCACTGGACCGAAGAGGTTTTTCATAAGCCCCGGGTATATGCGTCCGACCCGGTGACCGGGCTGGAAATCATTAAAGAGTGCTTCCGCATTCCGGCACGGGAGAATACGCGCTTAAACCCGCTGGCCCGTGCCGCGAACATTGCCGCGTTTCAGGACGATCCGGGCCTATTGTCCCGGTATGTGGATGGCATCGCGGCAGCGGTCCGACTGGGCAAGCCGGTCATTAAAAATTACAACCCGACCGTTCATTTTTCCCAGGACGTGGAGTTGCCGGTTCATCCGAATTTAACCGGCGTCCGGTTTTGGGATGCGTATCATCACCCCAGCTGCATTATTGGCCAGATCGTCCCTCCCAACCGGCTGATTCTCCATGATGTTTTATATGAAGAAGGCATCGGGGTCAAAGAACTGATCTCCCAACAGGTCCAGCCGCTGCTGGGGACTTCCAAATACAAAGACAAAATTCTGCATTGGCGCGATATTGGCGATCCCTCCATGTCCACGCCGGACCAAAGCACCGTCAACCAGAGCGCGGCCAAAACCGTGGAACGGATGCTCGGCGCCCGGTTCGAACAGGGACCGGTGAGATGGCCCCAGCGGATCGACCCGGCCATTACCGCTTTTTCCACCCTGGCGTCCGACGGCAACCCGCTGGTGGTTTTATCCAAGACCGCTTATTTCCTGCATCGGGGTTTAAACGGCGGGTGGTACTGGAAGACGGATAATAACGGATACATTACCGGGTCCGAGCCGGTGAAAAACAAATATTCCCATCCCGGCGATGCCTTGCTGTATGGGCTGGCGATTTTATACCCGGACCAGAAACAGGATCATTATAAAAAGCTTATTGAGATGAGCCAAAAAGACCGGATGGCCCGGGCCATGAGTTACGGCCCGAGTGCTGCGGCAAGCAGGAGTGTTTATTAATGGCAGGCGCAAAACGGCCGGGCAAGTTCGGCCACTTTTTAGAGATGAGACAGGGCGGGCCTCACCAGAAAGACCGCAAGAAAATATTTAAATGCGCGGAATGCGGCGGCGAAACCCATCATGAAAAAGGGTGGGACGGGGAACCGGATATCGGCCATTGCGCGGCCGGGTGTTCTTCTCATTCCGACTGGAAGCCGGGGGACGTGTCGAAACAATACCGTCACAATTATGATCAGATCCGGTGGAATTCGTCAAAGGCCGGCGTATGACCAGCAGCGAGTGGACCGCAGGGACCATTATTGTTGTTTTGGCGGCGATTCTTTTTAAATGGCTCCATTGGGGCGTTTCGACCAACGCGGAAGGGGTTAAAACGGTTTCCGAAAGGGTTGCGGTCGTAGAAACCACTCAAAAAGCTTGCCGGTCGGAAATGCAAGTCCGCCTGGCCAAAGGGGATGCAAACTTTAATCAGTTTTCCACGGATGTAGGCAATTTTAAAGAGGGGATCATTAAGCTGGAAGCTCTGACCCAATCACTGGCCGCAAATGTCCAAAAAATAGACGAACGCATGTGGCAGGATCGCAGCGTTGGCCCGAATAAAAGAGGATAATCCATGTTCCCCAAGGGATATAACCCCGGCGGCATTAAATTAATGGAAGAGTTGTTTGCGCGCAAGCAGGCGGTGGAGCGGCGGGTGAGCATGGACCCCAAAGAGGCGGTGGACAGAGAAACCGCTGCCAACCGGTATGCCCTGGAAAATGAAAAGCATTATGTGGATTATGTCCAGGACGCTTTAGACCAGAGTGTGACAGCTACCCGGGAGATCCGGGAAATGCAGGCCGCCTGTTACAATATGTTCAAGGAAAAAGCACCGGCCGGGTACAACCAAAAAGCCCCCTGGCAGAGCCGGGTGGTGGTTCCCAAACCGTTTTCAACGGTCATGTACGGCGCGTCGGCGGTTAAAAAAGCATTTACCCCGGATTTTCTCACCATTAAAGACGAACGCCACCCGGAAGCGGAAACGTTCTGGAAGACCGTTTTGCTCAATCAGACCAACCGGGACCATGCCAATTTGCCGCAAAAGTTCACGGACGCCACAATCATGGCGCTGGCCGTGGGCAAGGGGATGGAAATTATACCCACCTACACCAAGGGTGCCGGTCTCCGGTACAGCCTGGTAGACCCGTGGAAAGTGTTCCGGGACCCGGATGCCCCGTCGAGAGATCCTCAGGGCGGATTGTTCTGGATACATCAGGAATGGCTGGACTTTCATGTTTTAAAAGAGATGGAAAAACGCGGGCAGTACGAGAATGTGGACCGGGCGCGTGTGGTTCATAAAGGCGGCAGCACCGGCAACACCGCCGACCCGTTTATGACCGAGGAAGCGATCAAGCGCCGTCAGGGCCAGATTTACAAACAAAGCCGGTTCCGGACCAAGATTCTGACCTCTGATTTTCGCGGCACGGTCTTGTCCCCGACCGGGGAACTGTTATTGCCGGATGCGCGATTTACTATTGCCGGCGGTCGGTTGATCGAAAAAATCAAACAATCGCCGTACCAGCGTCTTCGCTGGCCCGGGATTTCCTGGTCTCCCATGCCGGATTTATTAAATGACGGCGGCCGTGGGCTGCTCGAAGGTATCCAGACCATATGGGAAGCCATGTGCAATATGCTCTGCCTGCATGAAGATGCGTTGAAATGGATAGTCAACCCGCCGTCTGAGATCAATGTGGACGGGCTGGTCGATCCCCTGGACGTGGATGACTGGCCCGGCAAAAAATACCTGGTGCGCAGTCAGCCCAACGGCAACCAGGTGGTGCGCCCGGTGGACCGAAAAGACAACACGACATCCATTCTGGCGAACATGCAGTATCATGACCAGAATTTTCAGCGCGGGAGCATGGTAAACGATGCGGTCCAGGGCTTGCCCGGGTACCGAAAAGACATTACCGCCTCTGAAGCTGCTCAAAACCTGGAGCAATCCATGGGGGTTTTCGGCTTGATGGGTTCCAACCTGGAAGATGGGTGTATCCAATTATTACATGCCACCCAGGACGTGATCGAAACCTATGCCGAGGTGGGCGATTTTAACGATCTGCTGCCGCCGGATATCCAGCAATGGTTACTGGCCAGCGGCGGGGAATTCCCCCAACTCACCGGCAGCTATAGCGTGAGCGGTGTCCAGAGCTTAATGAAAGACCAGGAAATATTAAAAACCGTTTTAACTGTTCTGGCACCTTTGGCGGAAAGCCCCATCTACGGGCCGTATTTTAAACCGTATAACCTGCTGCGGGTAATCGAGACCCGGGCCAATCTGCGGGATGAGGACGTGATCGTGTCCACAGACGAAGCAACCGCCATCGATCAGGCCAAAAAAGAGATGGCCCGGCAGGCAGAACAGGCAGAACAGGCAGCGCGGGCAACCCCGGCCACACGGACGGCGGGCGATGGAGGAGAATAACATGGAAGATTTTGGGTTACCCACCGGCGGCGGAGAGATTAACCCGACCACATTGCGGTTAAAGGCCGAAGAGGCCGCCGGCCGTCAGGCAATTGAAAACGGCCCGGCCATGGACAAACAGATCCGGGACCAGCTGGCGGAATCCGCACGGTTTATCGGTGTGTCTGAATCCGAAGCCGCCGCCAAACTCATGAAGCTGGTGGAAGATAGTTTATTTGACCGGATTGAGTTTTTCCTAACCGATGATGATCAGTGCCAGATGGCGTTAACGATTTTAAATAAGTTTAAGATCCAGGGGAATGTGGCCCGAAGGGCTGCGGTCCGCCTGGTTGAAACCGGGAGACTGGTGTAACCGCGCCCCGGCGTT